ACACCTACGGGTGATACAGAACCGAAGACTAGACGAGTGAACGCGAAACTAAACGACCGTGACATTGAATTTGATGTTTTAACGGAAGACGTGGACCTAGATATCATTCCTAAAGGTTTGATGATGGAGGCGGATTATCGTAAGAAAACATCGGAGGTTGCGGAACGGCGTAAGAGTCTCGAAGCAAAAGAACAAGAATTAGCTACACAGGTTCAGGAGCTAGAGCAGATCCTTTTCGGAGAAGCTCAGTATTTAGATTCTGATGAGATGAAGCAGCTAAGAGATGAAGACCCCGAAGAGTATTATCGGCAGAGGAACAAGTTCGAATCCAAAGTTCAAAAGGTCAAGAAGTATAAAGACAAAGCAGCGGAGGAAATGAACAAGAAACATCAGGAGATCGTTCAAGCAGAACAGGCGAAGTGGAAGCAAGTAATACCTGAATGGCTTGACGATTCGAAGATGGATTCTGATCTCAAGAAGATGAGTAAGACCCTTATTGATGCTGGTTTTAGTGAATCAGATCTAGGAAACATCTACGATCATAGATTGATTAAACTCATCCATAAGGCTTCTCTATTCGATGAGATAAGTTCTAAGCCGATAGAAACAAAACGAGCCAAAGAGCCCCCCAGGAGCCAGAAACCAGGCGGAGGAGTCCCTCAACCGGTCAATACTAAGACCTCAAGGGATAGACTCAAGAAGACTGGCAAAAGGGGAGATGCTCAGGCGGCCATTAAAGATCTACTAGGCTTATGAGGATAAGTAAATGACTCTACCAACTAACACAGTTACACAATATTCAACAGTGGGTGATAGAGAGGATCTATTAGATCTGATCTATGACATTTCACCAACTGAAACACCTTTCATGAACGGTATTGCACGTTCTAAGGCTTCTAGTGTTTTCCACGAATGGCAGACCGATTCATTAGATGCTGCTGCTGCTAACTTGGCCTTGGAAGGTGATGACCCAACGGCTAAGACATACACGGCTACTACTCGTGTAGGTAATTATTGTCAGATTTCCCAAAAGACAGTAATTGTCTCGGGTACTGCTAGAGCAATCGACCAAGCCGGTAGGGCTGATGAATTAGCCTACCAGGTGGCAAAACGTGGTAAAGAGCTTAAAAGAGACATGGAGTTCGCTCTTACTCAAAACCAAGCCTCTTCTGCTGGTGGTGCTGGTACTGCTAGAGCGTCTGCTGGTTTGGAGTCGTGGTTGTCTTCTAACAAGACCTCAGAAGGAACTGGAACGGCTCAGACGACCCCTGGTTTCGCATCAGGTACTGTTGCGGCTCCTACTGATTCAACAGTTGCTGGTACTTTCGAGAAGTCAACTTTGGATGCAGTAATCAAGGAGTGTTGGGTAGCTGGTGGTGATCCAACTATGATCATGGTCGGACCACACAACCGAACGGTAATCTCTGGTTTTACTGGTATCTCTACGCTAGAGACACGAGCTGATCAGGGAATGGACGTTACTTTGATGGGTGCTATTGATTTCTATAAATCAAACTACGGCACTCTAAAATTAGTTCCTAACCGTTTTCAACGTGATCAGACTGCTTTCGTCCTAGATATGGATTACTTCTCAGTGGCCTATCTAAGACCAATGGAGTTGAACCCACTGGCGAAAACTGGTGACAGTGAAAAACGCCAGATGCTAACCGAGTTCACTCTATGTGTTAAGAACGAAGCAAGTTCAGGGAAAGTGACTGATCTTACGGTTAGTTGATAGCTTTACATCACCGTGGTAAAGTGGCGCTTTCCAACAAAGGAGAGCGTCATGGTTTGCATAATAGAGGGTTGTGGTTCAAAAAAATATTGTTCTGGTATGTGTAGTAAGCACTACAACAGGCTAATAAGAACAGGAACAACGGAAGATGGAATAAGATCCAGAGCAAGTCTAGAGGAAAGGTTTTGGCGTCAGGTAGACAAGAGGGGGCCGGATGAGTGCTGGGAATGGAAGGCAAAGTCAAGGGTTAGCGGTTACGGTGTTATAGGTAAGGGCGGAAGGAAGTCTAGCAAGATACTTGCTCACAGGCTTTCATACATAATTCACAAAGGGGAAATAGGTCACCTTGATGGTTATCACGGAATGGTTGTTATGCATAAGTGCGATAACAGGCTTTGCGTTAATCCAAGACACCTAGTGCTGGGAAGTCAAGCTGACAATGTAAGGGACATGGACGCCAAGGGAAGACGAGTTAATAGACAGTTAAAGGGTTCATCTCACCCTAATGCAAAGCTTAATGAGGATATGGTTAGGGCCATAAGAGAAAGCGACAAGCCAAACACGTATTGGGCAAAAGAGTTTGGCGTAACCAGGCAAGCTATAAGATATGCAAGACTTAAGGGCTGGAAAGATGGGTAAAGTTATTAGTTACGACCCTTACACGGGGATTAAAGAGACTTTCGAGGGTAACGGTGATGGATCTTTCAGTATCCAGACTTCCCAAGATTGCTCACGGATAGTTAAATTTAATAAGGCATGTCAAAACGAGCCTTTATTGAAGCAAAGAGGGATTAAAAACGATTATTACCACTTCGCACGAGTACCGAATACTGTACTCATGGAATGGAAACAAAAATACGACATTGATTTCAACCGAAAGGAAGACTTGCCAAGGATTGAGAAGCTATTAAGTTCCCCAGACTACAAATATCTAAGGACAGTGGACCGTATATGAGGTTATTGGAGGCAAAGGAGTTAGCAGAGGAAAATCCAGAGGAATCGTTGAGGATATTAAACGATATTCTGGATGATGACCCTGATTCTAGTGAGTCCGAGATGGCGCTATTCATGGCGGCCTACATAATGATGAACGCAGGGAAAACGGGACTAGCCTATCATATGTATCAAAGATGCGCCCAGATGAGGCCGGATAGGTCAGAAATTTATTCCAACATGGGAATGTGTGTAGAGAACTCGAACCCAGAGAAGGCCATAGAACTATTTGAAAAGTCTTATAGGTTAAATAATAAAAACACTCATGCAATAGCCAATAAAGCTTTACTTTATTTACATACAGGTCAGCCCAAAAAGTGCATTTCTCTTTGTGAGCAGGCTTTAGGAATGGACCCTAACATGAGGTCAGCCAAACACAATAAAGGACTGGCTAAGTTAATGCTTAGGGATTGGTCAGGGTGGGATGAGTATTACCAAACACTAGGAGTCAAGAACCGAGAGGCCAAGAACTACGGTGTTCCTAATTGGGAAGGCCAAGAGGGTACGGTTTTAGTCTATGGAGAACAGGGCGTCGGCGATGAGGTCATGTTTGCTACTTGTCTAAAAGACCTAGCTAAGACTAATAGGATAGTTTTTGACTGTGACAAAAGACTAGAGAGTATATTTAAGAGATCCCTCCCATACTCGGTGTATGGGCAGAGATTCAAAGACACTCTAGAGATCGAACCTGGTGACGAGTTCGATTATCAAATAGCTATAGGGCAATTACCTTACTTCTTCAGAAAAAAAGACGAGGATTACCCAGGGAAGCCTTTTTTAACCCCAGATCCAGAACGGGTAAAGATGTGGGATTCCATAATGGGAGACGGTCCAAGGATCGGTTTTTCAATGATGGGAGGAGGAAAGGAAACCAGGGAGAAACAACGAACAACTACACTAGACACCTTTGAACCGTTATTCGGTGAGAATCTAATATGCCTTGACTATAAAAAGGTGGACGAGGATGAACTTAAAGAGAAGGGCATTAAGTATTGGGATAGAGGTGTTAGAAAAGGTTCAGACCTTGAGGATTTACTTGCGATCATTGCTAATTTGGATCGTGTCGTTACTGTGTGTACTACTGTGGTCTATTTCGCTGGTGCTCTTGGCGTCCCTTGTGATGTGCTTGTTCCTGATTGGGCTGGTTATAGATACCATACTCACGGCGATACATTCCCGTGGTTCAAAAGCGTCAGATTACACCGAGGAAACTTTAAAAAATCAGTGAGGGGGATTAGTGAGGATTTGCATAGGATTCGATCAGAGGGAGACAGTGGCCTATCACGTACTAGTGAACTCGATAATGCGTTATTCATCGGGGCCATGTGAGTTTATACCGATAAATAAAAGGAACATTCCAGAATTCACGAGGGGTATGGAAGACGGATCTACAGAGTTTAGTTTTTCGAGGTTTCTTACTCCCTATTTATCAGGGTATCAAGGGCAAAGTATATTTATGGACTGTGACATGCTTGTCCGGTGTGACATATACGAATTACTTGATTACGCTGGCTTTAATGATGTGTCTGTAGTTATGCACGATTATCAACCGAAAGGAACAGATAAATTCTTGGGAAACAAGCAGCACGTTTACCCTAAAAAGAACTGGTCTAGTCTAATGGTTTTCAACAACTGGAGGTCTCCGGTCAAAAAGCTAACACCTCAAGTCGTTAATACTAAGTCAGGGAAATATCTCCATCAGTTCGAATGGGCTGAAAAAGTAGGAGAGCTACCGAAGGAATATAATCATCTCGTGGGTGAACTAGATCGGAACCCTTTTGCTAAGATCATTCATTACACACTAGGGACACCCTGTTTCAAAGGGTACGAGAATCAAGAATGGGCCGGGGAGTGGTTCGAAGAAAGGGAGATGATGCTTCATGCTGATTAGCGAAGAGTACCGAAAGGAACAACAGAAGCTACACGAGAATCCCAATTACGGAGTCGCATCGGTATCGTATGCTCCCCTAGTAACTGATATACTCAATAAAATCAAGCCCAAAGACATGCTAGATTATGGTTGTGGAAAGGGTCGATTGGCTGAGAATATCAAACCTGAGCACTATTTAACCTTGGAGATGTACGACCCTGGTCGAGAGGAGTATTCAGAAAGGCCAACCCCTAGAGAATTTGTTACTTGTATTGACGTATTGGAACATATTGAACCCGATTTACTTGATAACGTATTAGACGATTTACAGGAACTAACACTAGGTCATGGGTTTTTCACTATCCACACAGGCCCAGCGGTTAAGACTCTTTCAGACGGTAGGAATGCACACCTAATTCAAGAAGATTTTAGGTGGTGGTTGCCCAAGATTTGGGAAAGGTTCGATATTCACTCATTCTCACATGCCCCCGGTGGCTTTTATGTGGTGGTTAAAAAATGGGATTAGATACCTACGCTAAATTGAAGCAAGCCATAGAAAGGTTTTCACATAGAACCGATATCAGTGACGTTATCGACGACTTCATAGACCTAGCTGAGTCTAGAATTGACACTAGGTTACAGCTAAGGACTAACGAAGAACGTGCAACTGCTTCTATGAGTGGTAGATTCCTAGCGCTTCCTGATGGGTTTCTTCAAATGCGTAGACTTACGATAACTGGAAGCCCTAACTATGAGATCCACTACAGAGCCCCTAAGAGTATGCCTATTCTATCCACGGGTAGGCCCAAGTATTACACAATAACGTCTCAGATAGAGTTTGATAGAGTCCCAGACAGTGCTTACACTTTAGAGATGAGCTATTACAAAGTCCTCGTGCCTTTGACTAGTTCAAATACGACTAATGACGTGTTGACTAATTACCCTGATTTATATTTGTACGGATCTCTTGCTGAATTACATCGATGGGCTAGGGATGAACAAACCGCCCTCTATTACGATGGGATCTTCGAAAAGAAACTAATAGACGCCCAGAAGCAAGAACGAAGAGGACGCTATGGTGCAGCTCCGGCTATGAAACAAGAGGGAAGTACACCTTGAAAACTGTTCCTGTGAATTTCGTCGGAGGTGAGAACAATTCTAGGTCTAGATTCTGGTCTAGTCAGAGTTCGGTGAATTTATACGTCGATAATCAGGGATCAGGTAGAACCCCTACGGCATTATTACCTTGGCCTGGTGAGAAAATGTTTTCAGCAGGGGTAGCAGGAACTACTAGGGGGTTTGAGTTTCATAACGATAAAGTATATTTAATAGTCGATACCGGATTAATTGAGATAGATTCCCTAGGAAATAGGACCAACGTAGGAACAATCCCAGGGGCTAACAGATGCTCTTTAGCCTCAGATGGTACAAACCTGGTCATTAGAACAGGTAGCGCAACATATAGATATAACGGCACAGTGACCACTATAACTGATTCAGATCTTGAGAACGCACAAACGCTCACATACATAAATAATCAAATGATTTACCAGGGCACCGGTCAGAGGTTTGGTGTGGCGAATGCAGGTGACCCTATAACTATAGACGGATTAAACTATGCTTCCGCCGAGAGCTACCCCGACGATCTTGTTCAGATATATAGTTTTAATGAACGGGTATACATGGGTGGGGAATCGTCCCTAGAGATTTGGTACAACTCTGGAGAGGGATCACCACCTTTTGACAGAATACAGCAATCGACTACTCAAGTAGGTGTGGCTAGTCCCTTTTCTATGGCTAATTCGGATGAGTTTCTTTATTTTCTGGGCGATGATGACGTGGTTTATAGAGTATCGGCCTATCAGCCAGAAAGTGTAACTCCAAGCGCTATAGCTAAGGAATTCCGAGAATCTGTAACTAGTGACGCACAAGGGTACGTGGTTCAGCTAGACGGGCAGCACTTCTACATTGTGCAATTACCAACTAGTAACAAAACCTTTGCGGTTAGCGAACGCACAGG